CAACTGTGTGTTGTCTTCTACATTAACTGGAAACTTACCTGATTTTAAATCTATGATCTCTAATTCTTTTTCGCCTATCAGTATGGCATCTGCCGTACCCCATATGTGTTCTGATATTTCTTCCATACTGACTCTTTCTTCTATCAGCATCTTGGCATTTAATTCTTCTTTTCTTTTGTTGACGTAATCTACATAGACTTCAGCACACTTAATCATCTCTTCATCAACTACTATTTCAAACTCATCTACAAATTCTTTTCTACCTAACCAATAGTCTCTAAGTGTTACGTTCTCTAAACGATCTTTAAATAACATCTCTGACATACTGTGGACAAACGTACCAGAGGCAGCTGCATAGCTTGTAGAGTAAGGCACTTGACTTGCTAGATTAGGCATACCAGGACAAGCCATCCATATCTTTGAACCACTAGGACTGAGTTTAGCGTGCGCCATTTGATACCAGCTTGTCTTGTTCGTACTCTTGGATATAGTCTATATCGTAAAGCACCTTGCCACCGATCTTAAAGAATTGAGGCCCTTGCCCCTTTCCTCTTTGATTCTCTAGTGTTCTAGGGCTGATCTTCCATCGTTGCGCTAGTTCTCTAGTGTCAAGAAATTTGCTGGTTTTGTCTTCCATATTTTCCATTATTACTCCCTTCTGTACTCTTTCATTGCCAATAATACATTTTTTAACTAGAATATCAACAACAAGTGATGAAAAAGTTTATAAAAGACAATAAAGCCACCAGTCGTCAGGTTGGAGGTGATCACTATAAGAGTCTGGAAATCACTCCTACTCAATACATCTATGCTAATAAACTATCTTGGAATCTTGGTAACTGCATTAAGTACGTTACTAGAAACAAAGAAGACAAGGTAGAAGACTTACTAAAAGCTAAACATTACATAGATTTAGAGTTAGAAATGATCTACGGATGTAATCCCGAAGGTATACGGGAGGAAAATAAATGAGCCAATATATAGATAAAGTAAAGATAAATGGCAAGACTACGAGTCTTAAAGACAATCCTTGCATATCAGTATGTAGCTTGACGTATGGAGCTGGAGACAAATGTATTTGTGGTCGCAGTTTAAGTCAGGTTTCTAACTGGAATGGTTATGATGATGTCACTAAGAAGATAATCGTAATGAACGCTATAGAAGATAAGGAGTCTTTCCCAAGACAGAAACTTACCTTCTTAGCTGATGAATACGACATCACAGTAGATTCTGCTAAACAAATCTTTGTCATAGACAGAAAGGAAACATAACATTATTCACCATCAATAATGTTCTGTATGTGTTCTCCTACAAGGTTTGCATTGGCTATCGCCTTGTCCTGATGAATGTGTGCGTATCTCTGGGTGGTTGCTTGATCTCGATGGCCTAATAAATTACCTACCTCTGATAGATTAATCTTTTGCAAAGACCAGGATGCGTAACTGTGTCTGATGTCATGCAATCTTATATCTTCTAAACCAACCGCTTGCTTGATGGTTTCCCATGTTCTTCTTGGTGCTTTTATACCAAGGATGTATTCAGAGGAACGATCTTGCTCGTTGATTATGTCTAGTGCCATAGGGGTTAGATGGATAATACGATCCTCTCCGTACCTGTCTGTCTTATGATCCTTAATAATAAGTGTGTTACCTACTAGATCAGTCCACTTAGCTTTGGCTATCTCTCCCTTCCTTGCACCTGTCAGGATTAGTAACCAAATAAAGGCAACTGATTTCTGATAGATTTGGTCATCTTTCCTTTTCTTTAGTTCCTCCACAACTGCCAGCAGCTCTTCATTTGTTAGGTATCGCTTGCGTTTGTTCTCCCTGTTCTTAGATATATTAGTGCTTGGGTTTATAACTACGAGTGATAATGTAATGGCTAGGTTATAAATAGCCTTTATAATAGATAAACATTTGTTAGCTAGAGAAGGTGCTCTATCACTAATATCAAAGTGTAACTGTGCTATATCCCCTCGTATTATTTCATCTATGTTCTTGTCGCCAAGAACAGGACTGATATTGGTTTGGTAGACTTGCTCTATCTTAGCAACAGTCTTGACCTGTCTTCTTTTAAGGTCTTTGACATAGACCATAAACATTTCATCTAAAGTTTTCATAACATCTCCCTAATGTGTTATTAGGTAGTATAGTGAAGTTTATCTAATATGTCTAATATGTTGTCTATGGGGTTGTTGTTCTTCATCTCCTCATCTTTGACAGTAAAGCTTTCAGTCTTTTTAGGCTCATAGAAAACCACGTTCATGTGTTGTAGAGAGACAAAGGCAAAGATGTCTATTGAACCATTTTGATAAGTACGGTTCTTAGTGTGCGATCCTCTACGCATATCAAACCGCCAGTTCGTTCTGTGTTTCTCTATCTTGGTCTTGGTTTTAACTTGGACTTTGTAAAGTGTGTTGTTGTATTCAAACAGTAAATCAGCCTCGGCTGAATGAGGAATCATAAGAACTGTGTCGGAAATTTGAGAGAGAAGTGATGCTACGAAATACTCGCCAGAACGACCAACCCGTTCTGTGGTTCTTGACATGGTTTAATTAATATATTTTTGTTGCATTTTTTGTGCAATTTTCTCTTGTAACTCTGGATATTTTTTCTGTGTATCAAGTCTTGCAAGGTTTAAATTAAGATTAATCAAGCCCCTAAGCAAATCAACCTTCATTTCTTTTGTGTATTTTTTATAGTTAGGTTGTTGTATTAAGTTTTTAACTTGTGTTTTTGCTCCGTAAAATTCCATCCTAGACAAAAGATATTCGTATTGTTTTGAATCTAAATCAACACCATTTATTTGCCTTGTTGGTAAAGATGGAAAATATTCTAAAGATAACAATTCATTTAAAACCAAATCATTTTTTTTCTTACTTTTTCTTATAGGCGATACTAAAGTTTTATAATCACCAAAAATATCTGGAGCAGCTATGTCTGAATATTTTTGTATTTCTCCAAAAATGTTTCTTCTAGGAGGTAGTTTTACAGACAGACCTGGAGTTCTATCATAAAGTTTATCTATAAAACCTTGAACATCTCTTTTCACAGGATCTTCACTTTTTCTTATATAACCACCTACGGTTGGAATAACGCTACCAAAAAGAGATTGTATGTTTCTTTCTGCATATCTGTCAGGATCAGATAAAATTTGCACAACATCAGTCAAACCAGACAAATAAGTTTTATTGGTTAAATTTTCTGCAAATGACGCTGTTACCATCGAAACAAGTTTTGAATATTCTTCATATCTTTGTTCATCGTCAAACAATTTTTCTTTTTCCATTTGATTAGAAATATCAGCCATATCTGCTGTAACACCTAATAAAATTCCTATAGGCTCAAATCTATGATAACCATAATAATTTTCTCCAACTTTTATTGAATAAGGCTGCCAACCAGTTTCTAATAAAGCTCTTCTTTTTTGAGTATCAGAAGGCCCTCTTCCTGTAATAAATCCTTCTTTTGCTTCAAATAATAAAGTTCCAAAAGTTAATGCACTAAATAATAATTGTGATTTTGCTAAATCACCATCTGCCCCACCAGCCTTAATTCTATCTCTAAAATTTTTGCTAAGTAATTGTGCTGGAGTTCTTCCATAAGCATATTTGATTATATTTATTGGAGTTCTTACAAAAGGAGCAAAGAATTTAAAAATAGGATAATCAGCGATACCAGCCTGTATTGCTTTGCCATTCTTACCAAGGGGGTTTGTAAAAGTATTTATCCTAGACTGCTCAATACCTTTTATGTGTATATCTGGAAATTCATTTTCAACGTCAGACAAAATTGTTTTAATTCTGGCATTTAATTGTTTTCCCTTTTTTCCTTCTTTTACAGCCTTTCTAACAGCTTGACCCATTATCTCTTGTCTATATGCAATAGTTTTAAAAAAAGTATCTTCAGCTGCCAGAAACCTTGAAGGTGTTCTTATAACCTCTCCAACAGCACCAGGTATCGCTTTTTCTCTTCTCATTTCTAGTTTCAAAAATGGATCAGTAATTGCATCCATATCTTTGATAACTTTACCAGCCATTATTAATCCATCTTTAAAGCCATACATGCTTCCTAGTATTCTTGCACCCGTTTCTTTAAATGTGACTTTATCTAAATCTCTTCTTGCAAGTCCAAGTGTTGCTGCGGTAGCACTTTCAGCTATTGTGTTAAGGGCTGTAATACTGTTGCCAATAATATTAACTTCATGGGTTGTTGGAGCAGACAACAATCCATTAATCCATGCTTCTTGTACTTTATCTAAAGTTGTTGGTTTATAAGTATCTTTTGCAAATTTTGCTATTTTTTCAGGATCATCTAATCTACTTATTCCGTAAATAATTTCATCAATAGAAGCTTTCTTTCCAACAGGAGCTTCTACAATTTCTTTTATAATTTGATTTTTAATTTTTTGATCTGCGCCAACACCCATTCTAAAACCAGACAGGGCCCTTCCCGCTTCTGCTGTAATGCCAGCAACTTGTTCTTGTATAGCAACATTTTTTGTATATGCTTGTTTGAATTTAAAACGATCTGAGTCTGTTAAAGTATTATTGTTTAATTTTTCTGCATATTCTTTTGCAAGAGATTCTGTTTCTCTTGAAGATTGCTCTAATAATTCTCTGGCCTTGTATGCGGTTTCTGCATTAAAAGCTTCTCCCTTTTTTCTTTTTAACAATGACTCTGCGGTCAGTCCAGACATATCTGCAAGTTTTTTTAGCTCTTCTCCTTGTGTTCCAAACTTAACAACACCCCTTCTTGCTTCAAAAAAATCATCGTGATCTTTTCCTGTTGTATAAATAAAATCTTTGACTGTGTCAGGTGTATCAAATTTTGTTAAATTTATATTTCCAGCTTTGTCCAAAACTGGTCTTTGGGGTGTTATTGGTTCTATTGGCGGTTGTGTTTCAATTTTTCTTTTTGCTTGTTGCAAAGTTGTTGTCGTGTCAATAATCGAAGGTTCTTCTGTTTCTGTAGGTTTTGGTTTTTCTACTTCTGTAGGTTTTTCTGATTTGATTTTTTGTCTAATTCTACCGAATCCTTTAATTATTGTTTCTACAGCTAAACCCAAACCAGCACCTTCTAGTGCCATTTTAAATCTTCCTTCAGTTTCTGTATCATCAGAATCGGCTTGCAAATATTCTGTTACAGGATTTTGTAGTTGTGGATATTCTTGTATTAAATTAGAAAGTCTTGCTTCTTCTGGACTAAAAGCAAGTTGTTCCGCAGCCACACCCCTTGCTGTTATTTCTGCTAATTTTTCTTTTTTAGAAACTGGAGTTAAAAGTTTTAATTTAGAAAATGGTATTGCAAACCCTAAAATATCTCTTGCAACAGAGCCAACAGCACCTGTTGGTTCTTCTACTTTTGGTAACTGAATAGACTTTATTCCTTGTTCTTCGTTTTTTCTTTTAGCTTCAATAAATTCTTTACCATAAAGAAATTGAACCCCTTCTTCGTCTTTAACAATTCCCGCTTGTAAAAAATCTGGAACAGCTCCAGAAACATAATCTGAAAAATCTATTGTTGCTTGTGTTGTATCTCTCACAGCTCCAATAGCAGTTCTAAAAATATTTTCTGGTAATCCTATTTTTTCTTCGTTTAGGTTTTTTTCAGACAAAGGCTCTGCAAACCCTTCAAATGAATTTGTTTTTTCTGTTGGAGTTGCAAATCCTTCAAATGGGTTTGCCATTTTAATTTACCGTATAAGTTGTTCCGTCTGGGCCTTTAAACATATCTCCTGACTTTAAACCAGCTTGTTTAGCTTCTTCAGCGTTGCTAAAAGTTTTTAATTCATTTCGTAACTGAAAGCCTTCATACATTGTTTCTTGTATAGATGGTTTTCTAATTACATCGTCATAATATTTTTCATCTAAGGCTTTTTGTCTTTCTGCATTTTCACCAAAGTCTGCGTACACATTTGGGTCTGTACTAAAAATTCTTTCTAAAACTTCATTTCTTCTTTTTGCAAATATTTGTGTTTCACTTAATGGCTTTTCAGGAACTTCAACACCTGGGAAAACAAGCTCTCCAGTATCTACATAACGCTTTCTTTCATCTGCTGCTTCATA